ACATGGTCAAAAAACGCATTGATACTTATCAACTATGAACAAGACACATACTATACAAGATAAGAGTGGTAATAAACTCATTGCATCACATAAAGATTCAATCATCAACTTATCACTTCTGCTAACTGATGGTAAAAAAAGAAGCATCGGTCAAATTGATAAAGCATCTAGAACACTTAGACTCATTCGGTCACGTTCAAAGCATCTCATGAGAGTCAATAACTCATATGGAATCAACTACTATCTGATTGAGAATGGTAAGTTATTTGACAAAGTGCAGATAGTTGATGAACAAAATACTTGGATAGTATCTAAAGATTATCTCATAGAGCATTGCACTACAATGAACTTCAAGACTCAAGGATTTGAACTACAGAAATTCATATCACTTGATAAATTAAATTCTTTTGTAACTTCGTAAATTCAAAGAATATAACTATGCCACTTATTCAAGGTGATACCTATGAAGTAATCAACAAGAACATTGCTAAGTTGATTAAAGAAGGTTATGAACCAAAACAAGCAGTAGCAATAGCATATGCAGAAGCACAGAAATCTAAACGTAAAAGATGAAAGTATCATTTGATTTTGATGGAGTGCTTGAGACGCCACAAGGCAAAGCACTTGCACGTAGAAAAATAAATGAAGGTGACCAAGTCTATATCATTACTGCTAGACAAGAATCAACAATGTATAAAAGTGTGTATGAAGTTGCAAAAGAACTTGGAATACCAAGACTTCATGTATACTTCACGAATGGTAAAGATAAATGGAACACTATCAAAAGACTCAACATTGATGTTCACTACGATAACAATGAAGAGCAAATACAGAAGATTAAAGATAACACAACTACAAGAGCAGAACTAGTTAACTATGAATAGTCAAGATGAACCTAATAGTGTAGGTAGACCAACTGAATATAAAGAATTATTCAATGAGCAAGTCTTTGAGATGGCACTTCTTGGTCTATCAGATGTTCAGATGTCTAACATCTTAGGAGTTTCAGAAGTAACATTCAATGCTTGGAAACACAAACACCCAGAATTTCTTAAGTCATTAATGCGTGGAAAGGAAGATGCAGATGGCAAAGTAGCAAAAGCAATGTACAAGAGAGCATTGGGTTTGACTATCATTGAAGAAGCATTGACTAAAGATGGTCAGATAGTTCAACTCAGAAAAGAACTGCCACCTGATACACCTGCTGCAAAACATTGGTTAGCAAACAGACAAAGAAAACTTTGGGCAAATAATGGAGAGACTACATTCAACACTACAGAACCATTGATAATAATCAGAACAGAAGGCAAAGATGAAGAATGAAGTTCACACTAACTAAGAGACAAACTACTGCATATGACTTAGCAATTAATAATGTTAAGAAAGTCATTGTCTTTGGTGGTGCAATTCGTGGTGGTAAGACATATTGGTTGCTGCTCACACTCTCATCACTCTGTTTATTATATCCACGTTCTAGATGGGTCATCATTCGTAAAACATTACCCGATTTAAAGAGAACAACATTTCCATCATTCAGTTCAATACTCAATGATGGTTTGATTAATTATATCAAGTCATGGAACAGAGAGACTAATGTAGTGACATTCACAAATGGAAGTGAATTAATATTCATGGCAGAATCATATGATGATGACAAAGACTTAAACAGATTCAGAGGACTTGAAGTCAATGGAGCAGGACTTGATGAAGTCAATGAACTACAAGAAGCAACATTCTACAAAGTTCAAGAACGTATTGGCTCATGGAACAAAGCAGAAGGAAAACCACCAATTGTATGTCTTGCTACTTGCAATCCTGCTAACAACTGGGTCAAGAGTGTTATCTATGAGAGATGGAGAAACAATACTTTACCTGAGAAATGGTCATACATCAATTCAAGAATAACAGATAATCCATACATAAGTCAAGACTATTTGGAATCACTCAAAGAGTTACCACCTATTCAGTATGCACGATTTGTTGAAGGTGATTGGGACGTTATTGATGATGTATCAAACCCATTCTTGTATGCATGGAATGATGACAAGCATATAGATGATTCACTTGTATTGAATAAGAATCTACCTGTGTTCATCTCAGTTGACTTTAACATCAATCCATTATCTGCATTAGTTATTCAGCAGCAATCATCTAAAAGTTGTTTTGTGATTGATGAGATTAACATAGACAAAGGTAGTATTGATGCATTCTGTGACTATGTAGAAAGATTAGATGTACCTCGTGGATTGTTACGTATCACAGGAGATGCAATGGGCAATGGTCGAAGCATTCAACAAAGAGACAATTCTAGTGCATACACGCAAATCAAAAGAAGATTGAATCTTGCAGATAGTCAGATAATCATACCTGCTAATCCAACACACTACAATAGCAGAATAGACTGCAACAATGCACTATCTAGACTTGACATAAGAGTTAATTCAGTTCGATGCAAAGGATTTATCTATGATGCTAAACAAGTGCAGTGCAACTCTGATGGTGGAATTATTAAGAGCAATAGAAAGAATTTATCAGAACGTGCAGATTTCTTGGATTGTTTCCGTTATTTTGTGAATGCAATCTTAAAACGATATATATGAGCATTTGTTCACCATGTTATGATTCAGGAAGTTATGTAGATGTATGTGCTACAGGTTTAACCTTTGGTGTTGCAGAACCTGATACATCATATCTTGTATGTATTCAATACAAAGCAACAAGCAGAATTCAAACATTTGTAACAATAAGTGATGAGTTCGGCAACATAACTATTGAAGGAGTTCTAATAGACCCATTGCAAGGATATACTCTTTGGATAACAACAGATACTCCAAATGGAACAAGACAATCAATCACAATAGCAGAAACATCATACACTTGTATTGATTTCTCAATTGCAGTAAGTGATGCAGAACCATCAATAGTTAACTTAACAGAATGAGCAAGATATCTGCAATCATAAAAGGTTGGTATTACTACTTGACTGCTAATAAGAAGTCAAGAGAATTAAGCAAGAATAGAACTGCAATCTGCAACAATTGTCAACACAGATACAAACCATTAAACATCTGCAACTCATGCGGTTGTTTTCTACCTGCTAAGACTAGAGTTGAAGATGCTCAATGTCCACATGAATATTGGTGACACATGGCAAACTTCATCATCTTACAATCTACTTTGATAGAATACAATAAGAACATTGAAGATTTTGAACTGCAAGAACTAGCATCAGTTGATTTAGGTGATTGCAAAGTCTTAATCAATGTCAATGAGATAATGATGGTAGTAGAGAATCAAGGAACTACATTAGTAACAATGACCAACTTAGATAGATTGGTCAGCAACAACAACATAGATGAAGTTATTCAGAAAATTAATGCCTCACAGGTGGTTGCATCTATTCAATAGATGGAATAAGAATCAATCTAATTACAATCTAGTTAATGTATTCACACATGATGGATACAACTATCTCAGATATCCAAAAGAGACAAATATGCCTCTTGAAAGATTCTCAATGTCAATGTCATTACTTGAAAGATTGAGCAGTGGTATAAGTGGTTCTGAAATGGAAATGATTCTTGAATCAATGGAAAAAGCATTGAGTGCAGGTCTATCAAATCCAAAGAATGCAGCACTAATTGCTACATACATTCATATAATTAGAGAGAGACAAGACACAATCATTCATAGAGACATCTTGCTCAACATTGCTGCAACATGGATTATAAGAGATGATGAAGACCCGCATATTATCAACAATGACATTCACAAACAAAAATTAGAAGTATTTGAAAAGATGTGCATGGAGGGTCCACACGATTTTTTTACACTTTTGGGTATAGAGCCGCTAGTACCCTTAATGTCTATGTCTCAAGAAGATTTCAAGAAATTATGGGAACACAATCTAGAGCAGCAGAAAAACTTAATCAAAGCATTGACCCAATTAGATTCTCACCAAGATTCAGAGCGAGTGAAACGACCACGAGAATTAAAACTCAAGTGATGACAATTGTTGATGGTGATGTTGTAGCATACAATCATTTAATGAATAGTGATGTTGATTTATTTATTACTAAATTTGAATCGTACATAAAATCTCAACAAAGTGGCAGTAGTATACATTGAGTATGAAGCAAAAGCAGCATCTTTAAAAGGTGTGACTGATGAGATTATCAATGCTAATAAAGCAGTTGGTGACTCAGCAGAAAAAGCAGGTAAAGAAGCATCTGATGCATTCAAGAAGATGGGTTCATCAATGAGCAGTGCTTTTGCAGGAGATAAAGTCAAGAATGGATTAAAAGGTATCAATGTTGAATCATTGCAACTTGTCAAGAATCTTCCTAAGATAACTACAGAGATAATCAAGTTATCAAAATCTGCAGATGATATTGCATTGCTAGAAGACCAATTGAAACAATTAGCACTAGCAGGTAAGACTAACACTAAAGAGTTTGACAATATTGCTAAAGCAATAGGTGAATACAAAGCAGCATTAACATTAGCAGATAGAGCAGTAGAAGCATATGCAAAGTCAACTGATGCTGCAACAGGTCGTATAGGTATTCTAGAAGACAAACTCTATGACTTAGCAATTGCAGGACAACAAGACACACAAGAGTTCAAAGACTTAATTGTAGAAACATCAAAACTAAAAAGAGCAATCTTTGAAACTGACCAACAAGTAGATTCATTTGTTGAGAAAGGTCGTGGATTCAATTCAGTTGTTCAGAATGTTCAATTGGTTGGAGCAGCATTTCAAGCAGTAGAAGGAATCAGTGCAGCATTCGGAACTCAGAATGAAGAACTAACTCAGACATTGACTAGACTAAATGCTATAATGGCTATCACAGGCGCATTAGAACAAGCAAGAGCAGTCTTATTAGAGCAACAAGCAAAAAAGACAGGTGTATATGCTCTTGCTCAAAAAGGATATAACTATGTTGTTGGTGCAGGTACTATTCAATTAAAGTTATTCAGAGCAGCACTATTAGGTACAGGAATTGGAATAGCAATCTATGCAATCACTAAGTTAGTTGAGAGTTTTGGTGATTCATCTGAGAAATCAAAGAAAGCAGCAGAAGATGCAAAAGCATTGCAAAAAGCATATGATGATTTAGCAAGTGCAGGTGCAGAAGCACAATCAAAACTAGCAAATGCACAAGTCAAACTATTAGTAGCAAATGGTAAGTTATCTCAATCTGCTGCAGATAACATCATAGCATTCAATGAAAGAGGTTCCGCTATAGCAAAAGCAAATGAAGACTTAAAAAATTCTGAAACAGAACTATATGATAAGTTTCAAGAGTTGCAGAAAGAAAGAAAACAAAATGGTACATTGACATCACAATCATTGATTGATGACCAAAAGAATCTTAATGACCAAATATTATCATTGAATCTAACATCTCAAAATCAAATCAAAACAATTGAAGTACAAGCAGAGATAGATAGCAAGAATAGAGCAAAAGAAAATGCTAATACAATTGCAAATGAAAATTTAAAAGTCACTCAGCAATATGCATTAAGAACTACTGCTATTGATGGTGAGACATTGAATAATAAGATAAAACTTTTAAAAACTAGTGCAGCAGTAGAAAAACAAGAAGCAAGTGCATCAATTAAAAATGAAGCATTAAAGAGTGCAACAATTGCTAGAATCAATGCTGAATTGAATAGAGATATTCAACAACTAAAACTTGATGAATCAAAAAGATTAGCATCAATTGAATTGACTAGATTAGAAACATTAAAGACTCAGGGTAACACATCACTTCAAAATGAACTAGCACTAGTTGATAAGAGAGCAGAAGTATCAAAGAAAGAAGCAGAAGCATCTATCAAAGACAAAGAAGAACTACAAGCAGCATTGAATAGTATTGATGCTAATGCAATTGCAGAAAAGAAAGCAATATCTAATGAAGCAATCATTGCAGAGAAAGAGTTGGGTGTTCAGATATTACAACTAAGACAAGCACAAGGTGAAGTATCACTGCAACTTACGGAAGATATAATCAATGCAGATGCTAATGCTAGAAAAGATGCAATAACACTTAATGCTAAGACTGATATTGAAGCACAAAAGAAATTGAAGAATGATATAGCATTAATTGATGCAGAAACAGAGACTAAGATAACTCAAGCAAGAGCAGATGAAGCAAACAAACGTATTGATATAAATAATGCAGAAGCAAAAGCAGCAGTGACATTAGGAATATCAACATATGAGCAAAGAATAAAATTGATAGAAGACGAAGGTCAAAAACAAATTAACTTGCTAGATAAGAAGTTAATTGGTGAAGAAGCATATAATGCAGCAGTGATACAAATTAATGCAGATACAACATCTAAGTTAAATGCAGAGCAACAAGTGCGAATTGATAAAATATCAGAATATGCACAAACTGCAATTAGTGTATTCAATCAAATAAATGAAATAAGCAAACTAGCAAGTGAACAGAGAATAGAACAGATTAATACATCAAGTCAAGTTGAACTAGATGCTATTAACAATTCTGATATGTTAGAACGTGACAAAATAAAATCTAGAGCAATACTTGAGAAAAAGACTGCACAAGCAATAGCAGTAGAAAAAAGAAAACAAGCCGTAGCAGATAAAGCATTAGCAATATTTGAGATTGGTATCAATACTGCAATTGCAATATCAAAAGCAAATACATTAGTTCCACCAGCAAATATTCCTGCAATCATAGCAGCAGCAGCAGTTGGAGCAGTTCAATTAGCAGCAGCATTAGCAAAACCAATTCCTAAGTTTGAACGTGGTGGTGAGATAGGCGGAAGAAGACATTCACAAGGTGGTACAATGATAGAAGCAGAGCAAGGTGAGTATATTATTAATAGAAGACAAACATCTGCACATCGTAGAGAATTAAATGCATTAAATCAATCATCAGAAGCATTTAAAAAGTTGATTCATGATAGATATGTTCGTCCAGCATTGATGAATTATATGCTATCATCAAAACCAAAAGATATGGGTATCAATGTCAATGCAACTCTCAATTCAAAAACTATGGAAGCAGAACTCAAAGGTCTTAGAAAAGACTTGAGAAACAATAAGACTAGATTCATCAATTCAATTGATTCAAGATATATATGGCAGTAGATATAAGATTCATCATTGATGGTGAAGATAGAGGACAACCAATCAATGGAGATGAGTTTGGATTCACTATTGGAGAAGATACTACAATCAATTCTAGAATTGTATCATTCAACAATGATTTAACATTTGTTGGAGGAGTTTATGATTACATCTACACTAATTTAATTGATACAGGTGGTTGTTCTCTTATCAAAGTAGAAGTTCAATATCTATGCTCAAGAACATGGAAAAGATTAACAAATGGATATATAGTTATAAGTGAATGTGTATTTGATTTAGATAGATGCAGTGTAACTACTAAATTGTATGATGACTCTTTCTCAACTAAGATTAATAATAATAAGAGCATTCCATTTCCTTTAAATACTACTTTCACAAAGAATCTTTTAACTCTAGTGCCACCAACAATTAGAAAGGTGATGCTATATAATCCAACAAGTTCAGCATATGGATATCCATGTTATGGTGTATCTATCTATGATGCATTCAAACATCTTGTTGGGTGTATGTCAGATAACTTAGTTGACTTTGATAGCAACTACTTTGCATTTGACTTTGCTAATGATGGTAATTTTGACTTAGTCACTAATGGTTTATCAATCATAAATGAAACTCAAGACCCATCAGTTGTATCATTTGAGAATTTATTTACTGCACTCAATAAAAAATTGAGACTTGGTATGGTAATTGAAACACAATCAAATCAAAGACCATTGCTCAGAATTGAACCTGCAACATATTTCAATCAACAAGGTGTGTCAGTTAATTTATACAATCAACCCGATATTAAATTGAAATATGATACTGCTGCTCAATATGCATCTATCAACTTTGGCTCATCACCATATCTTGAGCAACATGAATGTAATAATGGAGAAACTGCTTGTGCATTCTTTCAAAGTTCATTCAAAGGATTTAAAGATGAGACATTTGGACTTATTGGAGAATGCAACACATCAAACATATTAAGTCTAAGAAGTGATAATATTATCTTTGATACAAATGTGATTGAAGATACATATGAGCATAACAATGAGAATTATAATAATGATACTTTTGTTATTCAATCATATTGGTTTGTTGGTGAAAATCAAGGATATGCAAGACAATTTGACCCATATGGTACGGGACAAACGGTCTACAATGGAGACTACACTAATGATAATGTTGCTTACAATTGGTTAGGTGGTTATCCAAACGGAATTTATTCATACATACAAGGATTTAATCCAGGAAGCACACAAGTACAAGCAACTAGCAATGCAAGTCCATTGCAAGAGTGGGGCATCAGTGATGTTATGACATCATATTATCTTTCAACATTTAGACCATACTTAGCATTTGGAAATGAAATAATAGACCCAAGCAATAACTTTGACGGAACTACTTATGTAATACCTTATACAGGTACATATACATTCTCAACTACAATCATTGTTAATGGTGCTTATGAAGCATATGCTCAGTTTGTACGTTCAGAAGCAGATGGTACATTAATAAATACTTGGAATGAATTTCCATATGCAATAACTGACCCTATAACAAATATTGTTGTTTGTCAATTGACTTGGGAAGTTGTATGTAATGAAGGAGACTTGATAAACATCAATGTATTTGCTAGAGTTGATACAGATTATCCACCAATTAATGTGACAATAGATAATACATATGATATCTATACAACTCAATTTGATGCAATCGGTGAACCATTTCCAAATGTATTGCAACCTGTAGACCCAAATTCAATATTGAGATTGATATATAGTTTTGATAGACCATTGTCAATGTCTGAAATAGAAATAATTCTAGACAATACATCAAAACCTATCACATTTGGCAGATTAAATGACCCATTAAGAGTCATTGAAGGATATATAAAAAAGATAGATGTTAAGAGCATCATTGAACAAGAAGCATCATTTGAATTAAAATCTAAAAAGATACTACGATGAGTTTTATATCAATACCAAATCAACCAATATTATTTCATTCACAAGATGAAATATTGACACCTTGTGAAGAGTGCGGTGAATCAAACTATAAGCAGTTAATAGATTTTAATGATAAAGTGTTTTTTCAATTAGAATCAACTGCTTGTACTCAATACAATATGAAACCATATGATTCATCTATAGATGGATGGATTAACACTGATGGTAATATATGTGGAGATGGTTCTATTGGTTCATATGCTCAATATTTATACATTGACTATGCATATGAATTATATTCAATCACTTTCACAATTTTATCATTTGAAGAAGGTACATTGAATATTCAGATGGGTGGAAGCACTGACTATGATATAACACTAGCAGGTACATACACTTTCTATTTTAACAATGTAGACACAAATGATAATTCATATGTAATTTTATTACTTCAATCAAGTAACTTCAAAGGATGCTTTGATTCAGATAGCATCAAGGTAAAAGGTATTGCATCTAAAAATGAGATTAAAATTGGCATTGTTGATGCTATCACATTAGAGCAGTATGATGTAATTGTTCCAAATTACACAATCATTGAAAATAAAATAATAGGTTCATTTGATTTTACTAATGTAGATGTTAGTGAAGGTTGTTATCGTTTATCATTAGCAGATTTCTGTGAGAATACTTGCAGTCAGTTCAGAGTTTTAAATAATTTATTCAATCTTCAATTTGGCAATACATATGGATGGACTGCTGGTGGTAATAATGGAGTTGTGACATTCACTCAGAACAATACATTTTTTGATGTTGGTATTGAAGAATCAGATGCATATATTAAGAGCATTTCAAGTGCTTGTACTGGCAAATACTACTATGTTTCATTATTTGTTGAGAGTCGTGCAAATGCAGAGATAAGAGTTACAATTGGAGAAAATGAAGCAATATTTCCATCAGGAACTGGATATATAACTGCTGCATTATTTGCAGGAAATCCTAATTTATTTGGAACTCAAATAACTATATTAGTAAATCAAGCAGGACTTGGTGGTGGTTATGTGAATATCAGTAGAATAGAGATATCAATTGATGACAATTGGATTCAATGGAATAAATACTCTGATGTGTTTGATTTAGGAGATTATAATGATTCATGTAAATACTTCAAGATAGAAGGTTGCAATGCTCAAGAGCAGTTCAATCTAGCATTCAATGGTAATGATTTTATGCCAATGATAAGACTAGAAGGCAAGAGAGCAAAACCACAATATGTTACTAATGCAAATGCATTCAGATATTCATCAGGAAAATGGAATGCAAACTATGTGAATAGATTAAAACAATGGACATACTATTTTGGTAGATTACCTGAGTATGTACTTGATTTCTTATCTACTATATTCTACTATGACAATTGTTATGTCAACAAAGTATTGATGTTTCCACAAGACAATGCATTTCCAACAATTGACTATTCAGATGCAGATACATATCTTGGTTCATTTGCTATTGATTTAATTGAGAAAGAAAATAAAGTAGTTAAAGTACAATGTTCAGATTCAAATGCAACTTGTTTACCATCTGAAATTGATATAGATGAACCATTCTTATTGACACAAGATGATATCATAATCACTACAGAAGATGCAGTCAATTTGTATTATGAAAATTAATATATTTGTATATCTTTTTGCACCCGTAGGTTTAACAGAAGCAACCTTTAAAAGCGACTGAACAACTTAAATCTATACTACAATGGGCTGCGCCTCATATTGCGAAACTGGACTTGAGACACACGACTTGGTTGCGTGTGGAGAGTACAAACTTGGCGGTGTTTCCGCTATTATAATTGGTTCTTGTGCATCTGTTCTTGCAAGTCCCGAAGACCCTGCTGAAATTGAAGCAGCACTTCTTGCTGGTACTGCCGTACTTGTTGAAGACATTAGATTTGCACTTCCTGCAGGTTCACCAATTACGGTTGATTCACCTGTTGGTTGCGGAACTTCTATTCGTATCAATGAAGATAGAACTGCTACTTTGTTTGATGCAAATGTAACAGACCAAAACAATTTGTTTTATAACTCACTCAATCAACAAAAGATTGGTTGGATTATGGCTTATTTGTGTGATTCAGGAAAAGTCATCTACATTGACCCACCTGTTGGTATCACTACATCTGCTAACTTTATTATCCCTGAGCAAAACAATGAACTTCAAAGATATGAAGTTACATTTGCTTGGAGACAAAAGTCAATTCCTACACAATTTGCTGCTCCTGCAGGTATCTTCGGATAATGAGTATTGAACTAGCAAATAACGATATTACCACATCTTCAAATGAAGGTGTGGTACTATTTGCTTTTGGCAACATATGCTACTATCAAGCAGCATACAATCTTGCATACACTATAAAATTTCATTCACCATCAGTTAAGATTGCACTCTTTGTTGATGACATTTCAAAGTGCATTAAAACAACTTATGATATTGATAAGTATGTTGATTCAATAAATGAAATAGAACATTCTGACCTTTATGTTGATGGACAATTAGACCCAGCAATGTTAAAGGTTTCCATATATAAGTATTTGCCTTTTAAATACAATCTTTATCTAGATGTAGATGCAATATGTCTTAAAGACATTCAATCACTCATTGATGATTTAGTTAATACAAAAAGACATTACATAAGTCATTGCTTGGGATATCATACCATTGATTTGGGTCGTGATATCTCAACAATGCATTGGGCATGGGCGGATGATATTTGGAATCATTTCAAACTAGATAATGATGCAATCTTACCTGCTATCAATAGCAGCATTCAATTCATAAAAAAGTGTAAAGAGTCAAAGAACTTATTTGGTGTTATTAGAATACTCTATACAACTAATCAGTTACCTTTAAAAAAGTTAAGAAGCAAGTGGGGCAAAGGTCAACCTGATGAACTCTATATGAATGTTGCTCTAGCAATGACTAAGTATGACCCATCTTATAAGAATGACAATCTAATTGCAGATAAAAATGAGAGTGGATTTATTCACTTTGCTCCTGTTCGTGGATTGACATTTCAAGAAGTCACAGATAATTATTATTTTCAATCATATTATGGTGGTCGCAATTACACATCAAGATTCTATACAGAGTGGCTTGAAAGACTTCTAAAAGTAATGATGAAAAAAAATAACAAAGTTCATCAATTTCAAATTGACCGAATTATAGGTCAGAAATATGTAAACAAATGAAAGATACTACTACCAAAAAACCGAAATCAAAAGCAAAGAAGACTGATTCAATATCAGTTGAAAATCTTATCAATGATTCACCAATAGTTGAGATTGTAACTACTGAGACATTCAAAGAAATTGCAAGACATGAATGGAACTCAGAAGATGAAGTTGGACAATTCTTAGCATCACTTGTTAAAATGTCTAAATACAAGAGTATTCTTGAAGTTGGAGTTTTTGAAGGTGAAACTGCTCAACATTTAATCAATGCACTTCCAAAAGGAGGTCAATATATTGGTATTGATATCAATGATTATCGTACTGAAAAGACAAAGTCATTAATGTTAGAAGGTGGAAAATCAATAGATTTCATTCTAGGAAATTCTCACAATGAATTAAGAACATTACCGACTGCTCACTTTGATTTAATATTTGTTGATGCAGACCATTCATGGGTATCAATTTTACCTGAGTTTAAACTAGTTGAGAAACTAATTGCAAAAGGTGGAATGATAGTGTATCATGATACTATTCATCTTGAAGCACCAAGAAGACTTGTTCATATGTCTGCAAACTACAGATACAAAGCAGTAACATTAAACACACCAGAAGGTCGTGGTTTATCAATTCTACATAAATAATCTATATATGAAAACTACATTCTGCCGTTCTAAATCTTGTGGCTCACACATCATCAATTCAACTACTTCTACTAAAATCGTAGCATAATATGGCACTCTCTATAGAAGAGATTAATAAGATAGTCAATAAGTTTATCTACAAGCATAAAGCATTTGATAATGATAAGTCAAAGTCATTAGTAAATCCTATATCAAAACGTAGAATTGGAATGCATCAATATCCTGAATATTGGGATGGTTATAATTTCTCTGCAATGATGTATGATAGTATCTTACCTCATGCTAGAGCAGATGTATATCCTGAGCATTTACTATCTGTTAGAAGTCCAAATCAAACAGAAGCACAATATGAATACATCAAGGCGAACTACAAAGCAACAACTCTAAATGTATTTGAAGATTTCAAAGCAACTATATCTAGAGCATTTGCAGACCAAAACTGGTCAATAAATGTAAAACCCGAAAAAGATGAAAGATTTGGTGAAGATACATTCAGCAGATTTATCAATGAAGAGATAGAGAAATTTGGAAGTGTAGAAGCATTTGTGAAGTCAATGCTACCAACATTGAAGTTGATTGACCCTAATGGAATAATTGCAATTGAACCAGAAGATTTCGACATTGAAGAACCAATGATGGAAGGTGAGCAAGTCTTGATGAGCAACAATCTTATCAAACCAATGCCATCATATTACAATTGCATGAGAATCGTAGGTCAAGAATACGGCAGATGGTACTTAGTTATTGATGAAGACAAATCTCATGTCAAAGTTGGTAGCAAAACAGAAGAGAGTGGAATCATACTTGAATTGTTTGATGATACATACATTTATCGTATTGAGCAGATAGGTAAAAAATCTGATGTGACATTTGCTGAACCAGTTGTATATTTTCAACATGATTTAGGATATGTACCATGTAGAAAATTAATGGGTACACCTTTACTAGTCAACAATGAATTAGTATTTCAATCTCCATTTATCACTGCAGTTCCATTGCTTGACCAAGTTGTACTAGATGAAAGTTATCTACAGATGAGTAAAGCAACAAGTGCATTTCCATTCATGGTTGCATTAGGTGAGATTTGTGAGTTTGTAGACAAAGAAGGAAACAGATGTGATAATGGTCAGATATTTGATTCAATAGGTGGTGGATATCGCACTTGTGGTAGTTGTAGTGGTGCAGGAGTTAAGAGTCGTTTTTCACCAACAGGAATGTTGTTAGTAAAACCAAAGACATCTTTAAGTGAAGGAGATTCTGGATTGAGCGGTGAATACATGAAATTTGTTTCACCACCAATGGATACATTACAATTCTTAAGAACTGAGATTAACACTCAGATGGATAAGTCAAGAAGTGTATTGCATCTACCATCAAGTGATGCAACAGGAACTATTGGAGAAGCATCAACTGCAACTGGGTCATTAAACAAAATGAGAGCATTATATGCGTTTGTTAAACCAATCTCAGACCAACTTTTTGGAATGTATGAGTTCATGCTTAACACTATTGGTCAAATGCGTTATGGAGAATACTTTGGCGGTGTTACTCTTGTATATCCAACTTCATTTGATATCTCAACTCCAAGTGATTATCTTGCAGTTATATCAGAAGGTATTGCAGCAGGTGTACCACCAGCAGTGACATATGCAAACGTATACAACTATATCAAGGCAATCAATTATACAGATGATGAGAGTGCTGCAATTTATGAACTTATAATGAGTGCAGATGAACTCTTATTGATGGGTCAAGCAGATATAGTTGCACGACTTGGATTAGGTACTATTGAGAAATGGCAAGATGTATTACATCAATCTGCACCTCAACTAGTAATGGAATTGATACGTAATTTTGTACCAAATGCAGAATATGATAACTTCTTAGAACAAACAATGCAAGAGCAGATTGTTCAACTACGTGAAGCAGCAGTATCTAAGGTGCGTGAAGTATTAGACCCGATTCAATTAGCACAACAAAATCTATTGAGTGGCATCGTTTGAAGAAATAGTCAAAGAAAAGATAGCACTCTTTGATAAGACACCAGATAAGATGGCTACTGCTACCGATAAGGTGCAGTCAAAGATTTGGAGAGAACTATTACCACTTATCAATGAACTTGATGTAGACAATACAGGAAACATCACTCAAAGTGATAATAATGTAGCAAGAATTGGAATAATCGTAGATAAACTTTCAGAGATTCTAGCAGGTAAAGAATATCAAAATGTCATCAAGACTTTTCTTAATTCAATTGATGATGGTGTAGTCTTATCAAATGAAGTTGCAAAGAAATTTGATGCTGCATTTGAACCAACTGCTGCACAGACTAAGTTGTTGCAGATATCTAAGACAAATGCTATAGATACATTTATTGGTAGTGGATTGAAGAATAATGTAACACAACCATTCATTGAGCAGTTAGTTACTAATATATCTGCAAGAGCGCCACTAAGTGATACAATCAAAGCATTAGAAGGTGTCATTGTTGGAACAGATACAACAGAAGGAAATCTACTAAGACATATCAAGACTACTGCATTGACTGCTCAAGCAGTTGCAGATAGGTCATACTCATCTGCTATCAATGAAACTATTGGTGCAGTCTATTTTGAGTATCTAGGTGGAGAGATTCCAACTACTAGAGCATTTTGTCAACATCGTGAAGGTGAGGTATTCCATAAAGGTGAGATAGAACAATGGGGCAGAGGTATCAATTCAGGTGGTATCAATGACATTGTTGATGGAACATGGGCGGGTCGAATAGATGGTACAGACTCTAAGTCAATCTTCACATTTGTTGGAGGTTGGAATTGTAGACATTATTTAATTCCTGTTGAATCAGATATGGTAGATGATTCAATCAAAGCAAGAGTAAAAGCAGAAGGTTTTGATACAAAAGAAAAACCAAAACAAACTGCAGCAAAAACAAGTGCATAAAAAAAGCCACTTTGTTAGAGTGGCTCTTTAGTCAATTGATTTGTGATTAAGAATAAATTGGAGTTGGTATTTTATTTGATAACATAGAAAGTGTGGTGATTGCAGTAGCATATTCTAATGTATCAACTAAATCATTGATGATTCCATCCATGTATTCAAGAGTGATTTCTTCTACATTCTCAGTCAATATTTCAAAATCATAGAATGCTTGTTTTGCCTCATTGTATTGAATTAATAATGAATCATGATAAGTATCATAGATTATACCAAATTCCAATGACTTATATTCTCTGAATATTTGTCTTACTAATGATTGTGCTAGTGCTAGTTTTTCAAGTTTCATAATGTTTGATTTAGTGAGTTAGTAATTAGTGTGTGATTGTTTGATGAGCAAATGTAGAACAATATTTTGAATACGCAATACATAATATGAAAATAATTTAAAATAAAATGCATTATCTTTTAAAAGCATTGATATCACTATGTTTTGCGTATTCAAAAAATTATTATATTTGAAGCATGAACATAATTGTAATGCCTGATGGAGACATTAAGAGAGTCTCTAATATGGTTGCTGAACTACTAATACTAAATGGTGGTCGCAAAATCGAACTAAAACCAATTGAACTAAAAACAAATACAAATGAAGGAAGCAGAAGCATTGGAACTAGTGAAGTTCCTAAATCTAGAAAACGCAGAATCTATAGACGAAGCGAAGGAAAAATTTTCAGCACAATGGGTCAAGTCTGAGGAACTATCTAGCAAGATAGGTCGTGTTACAGGTAGTATCACTAATGTTGCACGTAAAGCATTTGAACCATTTGGAATCGTACTTACAGAAGATGATTTCAAGGACAAGAAAGTAGAAGAAGTTATAAGAAGTGCATCAGAGAGAGCAAAAGAGTCATTTGAAGCACAGAGAGAAGAATGGGAAAAACGTGCATCAGGAAATGGCTCAGAGTCATTAATAAAAGAATGGGAATCTAAGTATAAGAGTCTTGAAAAGAAACACAATGATGTTGATTCAGCAAGACAAGATGTGATGAATCAATTTGAGACATATAAAAACAAAGTCAAAGAAGATACAAAGATATCTACTATCAACAACATCTTTGAGAAAGAATTAAATGCTATTAAGATTGACCCATCAGTTAGTGATATCACAATGCGTGGATTCAAATCAGTCATATCAGAAAAATATCTTATAGATATTGAAGATGATGGAAATGCAATCGTGAAAGATAAAAAGAGTGGAGAAAGATTGAAGTCAACTGCAAAAGCAGGTTCATTTTTAGGTATCAATGATGTACTTTTAAAAGAAGCAACTGATGCAGGAATCATTCAAAAAAATGTTCATCAAGGAAAAACTATCAATCAGAAAGTTGTTAAGTCTGAGATTGAACATATACAAAATAATAAAACAAAATCTGTCAATCCACGTTTTTTAGGATTGTAAAAACACTATCTTTGAGTGTTCATAGTGGTTTAGTTTTATGCGAAGTTTAACTAAATAATGTTTGATTGATGAAAGAGCAGCAGAAATGTTGCTCTTTTTTTGTGTTTATAACTGATTGATTATCAGTCAAAAGTATTATCTTTTAAAAAACGTATTGCAGTATCAAAAATAGATTGGATGGCTTAAATCGTTTATTTGATGTCTTAAAAACGATTTGAGAAAAACAAATAATATTTAAAAAATATTTGTAGATTTGTCATGCAAAAAGACAAAGTAGTCAGTCTTGACTTTAACAAGACACAAAAAGTAGGTCAAATTCTCAACCTTTAATGAGACAAAAACTAACTTTCTAAAAAGACTATCATGTCAATTTCCCGTATACTATCAGAATGTCCAAACATTCAAGCCCCACTTGGTCAACTCTTCATTGAAGTTGGTCAGCGTGAATCTTTACCTTTCTTAGAGTATTTGAACTCTCCTGAAAATGTAAAAATGATTAAAATGCAAGTATCTCCCGGAGGTGGTAAATTGCGTACCGTTGAAGCACGATGGGTGCAAAGACTTCCTGAATCAGAAGTTCTTGCTGCTGCAGATATCATGAATTGTACTGCTACAAACATCTATGGTGATTCAACAACTACATACACACTTGAAACTACAGATACATATCAAGCATCTCAGTTAATCTCTGGTGCAGATATTGCTAGACATTGTCAAGATAACAATGTATACTTCTTAGAGTCTGTAATGCGTTTGATGGATGTAATTGACCGCAAAATTGCTAGTGTTGCTGCTGCTCAAGCAGTTGGTGCAATCGGTAATTGGGGTACAGATGTAGAAGATTTCTTCCCGATGAATGGTGATTGTTTAGAAGTTAAGACAATCGGTGATGCAGGAGAAGTTAACCCATTTGCACTTGCTGACATCACTCAAGCAACTACAATGGCAAACTATCCATCTGCTCCAATTGCTTTTGGTGGTGCTGCTATGCAGAGATATGCTAATGCAGTTAAAGCAGGATGCTGCTCAATGAGTGGTATTGATTTATTAGCAATTTCTCAACAAAATGGTTTTGGATTTGCTTATGATTCTCGTGTTGCTGCTGCATTTGAAGACCAAACTCATGCATTGGTTACTACTGCTGGTGCTATTCAGTGGTTGTCTTACAACTTAGCAGAATGGAACTCAAACTTCACTCCATCTGTTGGTAATGGTTATGCACGTACAATTGCATTCACTCCTGCAGGTGTACCTGTTGACTTGACTCTTAAAGATGACTGCGGAAATCTTTCTGTTATCGTAACTGCAACAGGTAAGATTGTTACATTGCCTACAGATATCTATGAGGCAGGTGATAAATTATCAGGTGTTAACTACGTGAATTGTGTTTCAATTGTAAACCCGTAGCCGACCCGCAATTTCTACTGAGTGAAAATTTAGATGAGTTGCTGGGTCAAAATGGTGATAATTTACTATCAGAATAAATTGAGGGGAAGGTGTTTAATGCCTTCCCTTTTTTTATAACTTTACAAAAACAAAATATATGTGCTTTGAAAAACTTCTTGGTTTGAAGGGCTGCCAAATCTCAGAACCAACTACTGGTTTATACATTGACGATTTAGGCATTAACACTACTTTTCTTGCTCAATTACATACAGACCAATATGTTAGTGGTGTAGAATTATTTGAATCAAAACGTGCATTTGCTTGGAGAAAATTATCTAGTGATATTCTTACTAGACTACAAGCAACAATGAAAGCAGATACAATAATTGAAAATAAGAGAATTGGTCAAGTATTGACTAATGCATCAAATATTGATTTAGCACTAGGTGCAGGTCGTTATGCAGGAATCAGAGTCAAAGTTGACCCAAACAATACATCATTCTTAAACTTCTATCTTAGCAATTTTCAGATTGACATCTACACAATGGCTACACCTGTTGAGATTTTAGTCTTTGATATGTCAACACTAAAGTTAATTGATACATTCAATTATCAATCAGAAGCAGTTGAAGAGTTCATTGGTCGTACATTCAAAGCAAAGAGACGAAAGTTAGACTTAGCATTTGTTTATGAGTCATTGTATGATACAACAAAGATGATAACTAAGAAAGGTGCTTGTACTGATTGCGGAGGTAGACTTAAAGAAGCACATATATGTCCATTTGTAGATGCTATTGGTATTGAATTAACTACTGATGGATTCAATGTCACATCATCAGTTGCAAAGAAGTACACACAAGGAATGTCATTTATATATAATGTCAATTGCGATAGAGAAAGTTGGCTTTGTTCAATCGGTGGATTAATGTCAATGTCACTAGCATATTCAACTGCAATTGAGATATATGATTATGCTCTTACAATTGCACCAAACAAGAGAGTCAATACTTCTGTATCAATCAATATAGAAGGTATCACTCAAGCACGGGATATAGCAGCAACAAGATACAATGAAGAGTTAAGTGCAATGTTAACTAATATGCGCCTACCTGATGATAGACATTGTTTTGATTGCAACAAGAACTACAAATATGTAACTGCTCTACCATAATGGCAACTATCAAAGAGACTAATGATAAGTTAGATAAATTGTATAGCAGTTGGCTTAAAGAATTTCGTCCATTATATCGTGCAGGAACAAACTTAAAGAGAGTGATGTTTAAACGTATATTTGGAAAAGGAAATTCAGGTGGATTTAATACTGCAATGCAGAAATTGCCAACAAAATCGTATTCAATAAAACCAATTTATGTTGACCCAGATTCATTAAGAAATGCACCAGCATCATTTAAGTTTGGTAAATCAACTACAAATTCAAAAGGCAAGACTAAGAAAGGAAAACCAATCAAATCTCTTTATTTTCCTGATGGATATGCTCAGTTAAAGACTAAGACATCTGCTAAGTTACCATTGCAATTGACTGGAAAACTAGCAGGTGCATTCTTTGAATCAGAGATAGTAAAAGATGGACTTGTAGTTGAATTGATACTACCTGAATCTCAAGAAGAAAAATCAAAAGGACTAGAAAAAAAGTATGGTACTATTTTTCAACCTACAGATGTAGAACAAGAAGAGTTCTTGTTACTTCATGGCAAATATGTTGTTGAGCAAATTAATGAAATATTGAAATGAACATACTTAAGAACATAATAGAGAGACTTAATGAGAGAGTTAGTACAACTAATATCTTTGATAAAATATATTCACTCTGTGAACTCAATGCTAATGGAAACGAAAAAGCATGGATTCACTACATCGGAAATTCTCAAGCAGAAGTTGTTACTGATTTTGATGCTCACAATGCAACTATATTTTGGGCAAAGAATGGAAAGGTTAACATAACAAAATCAGTTAATATCAAAGTAAGAAGTTGTGATGATATATATCAAACAACATATTCATTGAGTGCTTATGTAATAGTTAAGAAATCACATCTTAATTGTGATGATGCTTATGCAATAGATTTTATTGCATCTCAAGTAATCAATGCAATTAGTGGCTTTGATATCGAATTCAAAGAACAGATGCATCTTATCACATTTGAAATTGTGCCTAAGTCCTATGATAACGAAGTAAAGACCTTAACATCAAATTATGAATATGCTACATTGACAATTGACTTTGATGTAACATTTCAAATAACTACAAACAATCCTTGTTTTACATATTGCTAAAAAATACGAAATGGCTGGAATTAAGATTACCGAACTACCAATACTTACAGAACCCGCAATTGATGATGTTTTATACATTGTTGACAATACGGATAATACCTCTAAGCAGATTACATTTGGAGATGTAAAAGGTGCATTTGATATTGATAGTGGTTTATTTACACCTACTGCAACTGATTTATTCCATCTTGATTCAGTTAATATAGCGGAAGGAACTTGGTTAAGAGTAGGTGAATCAGTAACATTTGGATTCTACTTTGATATAGTACTTTCATCGGGAGAATCATCGGGTTCATTTACTATTGATTTGCCACAAATGGTAAATAATTTTGTAGTTCAAAAAAGTAATTCTTGGCTATGTAATGAATCACAAATGAATTTAGGTACAGAGTCCGTACTTGCTCAGCAAAATGTTGGTACTCAATCTCTAACTATTGGAATCAATGGTTTTGATGTTGGGAGTGGTGGAAAAGTAAATTTCATTGGTATTTACAAACGATAAAAATAGAATAATATGGCAGGAATTAAGATTACAGAATTGCCTTCTATTGGCACTCTTGAAAAAACAGATTTGACATATGTTGTAGATGTTTCTGATGACACATCGAAACAAGCAACTATACAAAATATTATTGAGGCAGTTGACCAAGTTGGTATTACTGATGTTGATGGCTATGCAGTTTTACAAGCAACTGATTCATTTGGATTAAAAGTTAAGTCCAACAATGCAGCATTTCAAGGCATTTATTATAATGAAGATAATTCTGCTAATTATACAGACCTTTCATTAATTACAAGACAAGATGCTCCACGAGTTTATCGCATACCTCAACCGCCTTGTGATGAAGGTCTTACTCCATTGTCGATTGGTGACATTTATATAGATTCAGCAAACTATGATTTCTATTATTCATATGCAACGACTGACTGCTCAAATTGGAGAAAACTTGCTCAGACAAATGGTGGTGGATACTCTGCTAATATAGTATCTACTCCAATAACAAATCAAACAATTATATTTTTTGGTGGTATATGGAATCTTGCTGGTAATGTTGTTAATTGTAAAACAAGAGTTCAATTAACAATGAATCCATTGCATACTTACCAATTTCAAATTGATTTGCCATTAGTTCCTTCAGCACAATTTGGTATTGCTACACAAATTCAAGGTTCAGTTATACCATTTGGTACTACTACGTTATGGCATAAAGTAAATCATACATCAATATTTGCAGCAAGTCCGACGTTAGGTGGTAATCCTTGCGCTGAAATATATGTTGAGGTTGAAAATAGTATGAATGGATTATGCCAATTTGTTCTTGACTTTTCATATGAGATGTTCTAATGAATATATCTAAAACTGGTATCCAATTAATTAAAGACTTCGAGGGTCTTCGATTAAATGCTTATAAGTGTAGTGCTGGTGTTTCTACAATTGGTTATGGTTCAACCTTCTATCCTGACAAATCTAATGTCAAGATGGGTGATGTTCTAAGAGACAAAGAAGAAGCAGAAGTATTGCTTATTAATACACTAGTTGATTATGATATTTATGTCAGCAAGTACACTAAATCTGTTAAGTTAACTCAATATCAATTTGATGCTCTAGTATGCTTTGCATTCAATGTTGGATTAGGTAATCTAAGCAAGTCAACATTGCTTAAGTTGGTTTTAAGCAATCCAAATGATTCTAATATATCATTAGAGTTCTTAAAATGGAACAAAGCAGCAGGTAAGATATTAAATGGATTAACTAAAAGAAGACAAAAAGAAGCAGAACTATATTTTACAAAAGTCGTATAGTTCTACATGGCTATAGACCCAAAAAAATTCAAGCAAATAGCCGATTTGATTATGGTGTACTGGCATCTGACAATTGGCTCACTTGTATCTGTAATAGGATTTTGGTTATTCTTTACTAAGAAAATAGATAAAGAGTCTTTTGCATATATCATTGCAGCAGTAGTAACATTGAAGTGGGTTTGGAAACCAACTGAGAAAGGAGGTACTAATGCTTGATGGAACTAGAGATACAATCATCACACACACATTTGATAGTGTTTGTGTTATTGGTGCATCATGCAAGATTCACAATCATACACATCATCAAATAGTTTATAAAAATCAAGAACTAGCATTTGTCAATACATTGTATGATGATACAACAATGTATATTTATCAAAATCAATGGGGAGAATTGCTATATGTTGATGAACAAATCACTAAATTTGAGCCAAAAGCAGAGGTGCAAGTTGAGCAAATTGTTGTAAATATACCAAGAGCATCAGATACAATAAAACCATGTGATGCAAAATGGTTAATTAAAGGCAAAAAGTTAGAACATTCACCTTATATTATACAAAAATGTAATAATAAGATGAATCAAAACTACTTATATAGTGACTTGTCAAATTCAATAGTAATGATGTTAATGTTACTTGCTACATCTATTTGGTTATATCGCAGTACATTTTATTGGTTAGACATGATTAGAAAGATTAACAAAATTGTTAAGAGTTAGTCAATGTCTACAAGATATATCTTGGCTAATTCTATTGACTTGTTGTATGTAGTATCTGACTACGAAGGAAACATTGTGCGTTCAAATGACTTATTTAAAGAGTATTGTTCACACATCAAACCAAAGAAAGTTAGTGACATTATATCAGATGATACAGAATTA